AGACGGGATTTGAACCCGTGACCTCAGGGTTATGAATCCTACGGCAGATTTACAAACCCTTATAAAAACTGACTTTATGCTCTATCGATTTATGATTAATAACTACTTTAGTAACAACTGTTTTAGGTACGTTTATTTTTTGATATTGTTTTTTAATATTGTAAATTGTAAATTAATTAATCCCCTATATATTGGACGAAAAAATATCTGAATTAAAAAAAGAAAAAGAAAAAAATATACTAACTCTTAAAACTCTAAAAAATGAAATAGGAAAAAAACAATTAAATATTATTCTTTCAAAATTTGAATAGCTCTCTTTTGGCTTTCAACTTCAAACCATAAACCATAGATTTCTGTCTGTAAAAGTTTATGGTGGTTTTTTATTACATCAGATGCTAAATCTTGCATTTTGATTCTTTCCTCAGTCCCTAAAGTTATATTATTAGTATCGTTTTCCATCGCCTTAGTAGCAAATTCAATAATAATTTCTTTGGTTTTTCTTTGTGGATTAGCAACTTTATTGCTAAGTATTTTTCTAACCCCAGCCTCATTTAAACCAGTGTTGTTGTGGATTTCGTAAGCTGAAAACCCTTTATCTTTTAGGTAGATAATACTATCTTCAAAAGTCATTTTTATTATTTTTTTTAAAAAGTATCGTTTTGTATCGTAAAGTATCGTATCTTTGTTGAAAGATTGTTAGTAAATATACAAAATAAAAACCCAAAATGAAAGAAATTTCCCTACAAATCTCTGAAAAAACACACCAACAAATTTTACAAAACTGCTTCATAAGAATAGACAGAGCATCTTATAAAGGAAGCACTATTGATTCTGTTTCTTTTTACAAACAATTTAACACAAACCAATACTTATTTGAGGTATTTGGAGAGGTTGATATTGTTTGGTTAAATGAAGAGAATTACGAGTTTAATAGAGTTAGCTCCATCAGCATATCAATGTATGATGATGCTGGAGAAATTTTTCCAGATGAAAAAATATACGATACAATAGAAAAAAACCTTGAATTTTCAATTATATAATTATGTCAAACATTATCGAACAACTTAGAAGTACAAGTTTATCAAAAGACAGTAAGTCAAATCAAACCCTGAACAATATAGTTTACAAAGCATTTCATGATGCTCAAACTGATGAACAAGAAATAGCAATTGCTGCAATCGCATACAAATATAATTTGGGTTGCTTGGATGAGTTAATCGGAGTTTTAGAAGTTCAGGGATCTAAACTTCCTTTTTAGCTCTATGTCTCCCCTAGAACAAAATATAATCAATCTATTACCTACTCTTTCTGATGAAGCTAAGAGCAAGGCTCGATTAGTTTTAGGGGAGAATCCAAGCCTTACTAAGAAAAAAAAGACTAGCAATCACTTGACAAAACAAGAAGCAGTAGTGCTAGTTAGAAAAATGTTAAAAATATAAAATGCAAAACCCCCAAAAAAAATTAGCTGAATACATAATTCAAAACAAAGAAAAGTTTTCAAAGCTAGAAATACAGAAAGCACAACAATTTTTATTTAACGTGGAAGTGGATGCCACAACAAATCATTCACATTAATTAATAATTATTATTATGGGATTTCTTAAAAGAGAAATACAAACAAGTGTAAATCCAACGTCTAAATTCTTAGAGTGGAAAAGTAACAACAAGTCTTTTGCGTATTACGACAAAGAAACTAAGCAAAATGTAGAGGTAAAACTGCCTATTACATTTATTGTATTAGAAGAGTATCATTGTATCAAAGGGTTCTCTGATTCTGACCAGACTGGAATATACTCTAACGAGGTATTACAAATTGGCACAGAAGAAATGGAGGTTCGTTCTTACAAGGGTAGAATCATTGCCAAAGGTCTTTACAAAGACATCAAAGGAGCAGTAAATGCTGCTGGTGGTAACTATCACAAATCTATTTATGCAGTAACCAAAGAAGGAGAGTTAATCAACATTTCTTTAAAGGGTGCAGCAGTTAGTAAATGGAGTAAGCTAGTTGAGAAAGGAGCTTGGAAAAGATTAAGTGACGAGTGGATATCTATTGAATCTGCTGAGGATCACAAGAAAGGTATGGTAAAATACTCTACACCAAACTTTGTCTTTAATACATCTTTATCAGAAAATGAATTTAAGACTGTAAAAGCAAAAGCAACAGAACTTGAAAACTACTTAACTACATATTTTGCAAAAGATGTAGTGGTTGAAGATGTTGCAGAGTTAGATGGAGTTGAAGCATTAGAATCTTTAGACTTTTAATATGTCTAAAGATTTATTCTTCCAGATGCGTGAGCAAGAAGTTGCTCATTTATTAACAGAGGTAGAAGAGGGCAATATTGCTGCTCTCTCTACTTATGGAAACCTAAAAAAATGTCAAGCATTATACACACAAGCTATAAAGCAAATTGAAGAAATAGCTTTTGATGAAGCTGACAACTACTCTGAAAAAACTTTTGAAGATTCTGGATTCTTATTTGAAAAAAGAAACGGAGGTATAAGATTTTCTTTTAAACACATTGAAGAATGGCAAGACTTAGAGAAAAAGAAAAAGGAAGTAGAAGAAAGAAGTAAACAAGCATATCATGCTATCCAAAGAAGATTACTTGTAGGAACAGAAGATGGCGAAGAAGTTGAAGTACCTAAAGTAAGTTATACAAAAAGCTCATTAATCGTAAAATAAAAACTATGTCAGCAGAAACATCAGATAAAGCATCAAACTTAATAAAAGCATTTGAAAGAAAAGAAGCCTTAAACCTAAACTTAAATACAGAACAATTTACTGAATTGAATAACATATTGTGTGAATTAGCAACTGAAGAGTACTCAAAAGGTTTGGATAGAGGTTACGAAATAGCAAGAAAATGAAAAACAAAATAGATAGAATTATAATAGAAGATAATTTACCAGTTGCTAGAATATTTGACGTAGAGGGGGATTTAGTCAATTTAGATTTTATGAACGATGGATGTGTAACTATAGATACCTCAAAGTTAACCTATCTAGTTTTTGACGAAGAGACATTGCATTTGATGTTTAGATTATTGGATGAATCTAATATATATTTTAAAGAAAATGAAAAACAAAATAGATAGAATGGAAAGCTTCCTGGATTGGATGAATAATAAAGTAAAAAGCATCCATAAAATTACAAACCAGCAGTTCGTAAATATCCTTGAAAAGATGTAAAGGCCAAAAGTGCGAAGATGTAGGCCTATGAGAGAGGGGGCTAAAATAAAAAAATAATACACCCCCCTACAGAACTTGCTCAAACTTCGCACTTTCGCACTGACCTAGTGTTTACTAGGGGTACAGAGTTTTACAAAGGCCAAAAGGCCGAAACCCAAATAAAAAAACAATAATGAAAGACCAAAAAGTATCAGTTTTTAAAGATTTATTCAAAGCATCGGATGTTCCGTTTGTACTTTCTTTGGAAAAAATCGTTGAAAGGATAAAAAAAGGGACTTCAAAAAACAAAATCGACCTTATAAGAAATGGAGATAAAGAGAAAAAGAAACGATTACCATCAATAGTTTTTTCTGGTGTATTCTCTGAAAGAAACAGAAAGGGATTAGTATATCATTCTGGTCTTATGGTCTTAGATTTTGACAAGTTCCCAAATACAGATATATTAAAAGAACAACAAGCTATTCTAAAACAAAACAAGCACGTTGTTTTATTATTTATTTCTCCTAGTGGAAATGGTTTAAAAGCAGTTGTTAGAGTACCAGATACTTTAAATGAAGAAACACACCCTAAATATTTTAAAGCATTTAACAAGCAGTTTAAATATGATTATTTCGATATCTCAAACTCCAATGTAGATAGAGTTTGTTTTGAATCATACGATCCAGATATCTATGTTAATTATGAAGCTGAATGTTTTAATACTGAAATAATAGACGAAGGTTATCAAGCAGCAGTAAGAACACCTATTTTAAAACTAGAATCAGATGAAATCATTATCAATAGGATAATGAGTTTTGGTTGGAAGAAAGACTTTGTAGAGGGCGAAATGAACAATTATGTTTTTGATTTAGCTGGTGCAATGTGTGAGTATGGAGTTTCTGAAAGTGCAGCAGACCAATACATAATGTCTGAGATTGTAAAAGGTAGATGTAAAGATGAGAAGTCAAAGCAAAACACCATACGAAATGCTTATAAAAGTAGAGTAGCAAACTCTAAATACTTTGAAGATTACAATAAGATAACCAATATTAAAAAAGACCTTAAAAATGGTAAAGACTTTGTTTTAAAAGAACATAAAATATCAGAAGAGGTTTACGAGAAAATAAAAGATGATAAAGAGGTTATTCAGTTTTGGTTTCTTAATAAGAATGGAGATATAAAAATTGATGCTTACAAGTACAAGATTTTCTTAGAGGGTAAAGGCTTTAATAAATACTTTCCAGAGGGTGCAAAGAAACCTATTTGG